CCCCCCGGGGGCAGGGCCCCCCACCCCCTTGGCCAGCCCAGGCCGACAAGCCGACGCAGTCAAGGGCGCGTAGCGGCGAAGCGTACCCTTGACGGCGGATAAGGCGCAGTCGGCATGATGGCGTCCAAGAGGATAAGGTGCCGTCGTTAGTGAATCGGATTGCGGCAGGGATGCAGACCCTTTATGGGTGTAGTAAGCGTTACAAACGCCGCCCGCGAGGAACGAGCGGATTGCGGCGTTTAGTCACCTTCGGAATCTACTTAGGAACGTGTGAGTTAGTAGAGCGCAGCCTGGCTGCCGCCAATATGTTTTGAGGTGTCAATTATTACAGATTGTTTATGAAGACGTGAGGGAAAGCAGAAGTTGGGTCTAGTAGTACCCAACTTTGTACGATTTTTCGCACTATTCTAAATTTTTTTTAATCTTTCTTTCAAATCTAATTCTTTTTTCCTCTTTTTCTATTGACAATTCGCTTTTTCTGTTGTTGTAAATTTTTCGCCATTCTCTTCTTGTTGTGTTGTCGCCGTTGTTGTCCATCGATTTTGCGAGTGATGCGAGTAGTAAGAAGTCTATGTTTAGAACTTCGCTGATTTTTGCAAGTATTTTGTCTTCTGGCGTTGTACCGTTTTTCCAGTTGTAAAATTTTTGCGATGTGACACCGCAACGTTCTAGGAATTTTCTTGTTGTTTCGTTTTCTTTTTTCTCTTTTAGTATTATCTCTGTGAGTTCGTTCATTTTTTTTGCTCCTGATTTTGGATGCAAAAATTGTACATTCGCTATTGACATTGCGATTTGTACATTTAGAATGTACGTACATTTGAAATGTAAATTTTTGGTTTTACCTTATGATTGATTGGTTGAACATTGAGGTGCCGTTGAAGCATCGTCCTATTGAACAAGGTCGGCGATTGGTGATTGACCATGAAGGTGAGGTTACTTCTGAGTTTGTTCAGTTCCGCGGTGTTGAGCGTACTTTTGACGATGAGGGTAGTTATACGAGTAAGGTTGCTGTCTCTAGTATCAGTAATGCTTATACAGATGAGGTTGTAGGCGTTTTTGATGTTGAGATGGGTATGGCGTCCGGGATTAGCATTCGTGGTAATCCTTGCAAGTATTTACAGGGTCATAACATTTTTGGGGTTTCCTGCATAAAGACTTTGGCTTTTGGTGTTGTAGCTGATGTTCTTCCAAAGTTAGGTTTTTCTGATTTTGAAGTATCTCAGGCTTTGCGTGCGGTAGAGCAAGGCGCATATCGAGTTACGAAGATAGATATAACAAAGATGTTTGACTTGGGAAGCGACCAGGCGGTTAGGGAATATTTGCAAATGATGCCTCATGTGGTTTCTGCGCGTGGCGATAGGTGCGAGTTTTGTAAAAATACTTTTTATGTTGGTAAGCATTCGGGCTTATGGTCTTTGAAAATGTATAACAAGTATTTGGAAATTACGAGCAAATCTAAGGCGCATAGATTGCCGGATTTTTTGCCGAAGGAGGATTTTGAGCGTTTTGCGCTTGGTAAAGTGCGTGTTGAGTTGGTTTTACAAAAGCAGATTTTGAATAGATTAGATTTAATGAATCCTATTTTGTTGCAAGAAAAGATTGATGAATTGTTTGATGAGTTTACAGGCAGGATACAGATGAAAAATCAGGTTATAAGTGAACTGGATTATTTGGAACTTGGTGCGACGTATCAGGCAACAGTTGCTAATTGGCGAGCGGGTAAAAATTTAAAGTCAATGATGAAGAGAGAGGCGTTTTATCGTCATCGTCGTAAGTTATTACCTTTAGGGATAGATATAAGTAAGCCGCCTATAAGAGTAGAGGATAGGGTTGCTATTGTTTATCCGATGAAGACGTTAATGCCTAAAGAGGTGGTCGATATTCCTAAAGATTTACAACGTTATTTATTGAAGGTGGCTTGATGAGTTCTTTAAAAAAAGAAGAATTACAGAATGAGCTTTCGTTTCATATGGAACGTAAAGAAAGTATTGAAAGGTTATTGGATAAATTATCTGATATTTTGAATGGTCATTCTGAAGAATTGAATCAGATTTATGATGAAATTGGACGGATTGAAAACTTAATTGAGCAGTTTGAATAGGATGGTATTTAATTATGCAAACTACTGTTAATTATATTTATCTTGGCGCTACGTCTTACGATTTTAAAGATGAAAATACGGGACGTCAGGTTAAAGGTTCTAAAATTTGTTTAGTGCCTACTGAAATGGCGAAGAAAGAAAACGTTACTGGTTTTGGTGTTGATTTAATCAATGCAGATTTTGAGCTTTTTGCTCAATGCCGTGCTTTGCAGCCGATGAAGGTTTATGAGTTTAGCGTTGATATTGACCTTGCAGGCAAGATTCCGAGAGTTCGTGTTTTGGGAATTTTGGGCGAGGCGCGCAAGGAACAAAAAGCGTCATGACTGAATATTTCCTCTGTGAGGTAGTGCAGGGGACGCCGCAGAATTGTTTACCAGTTCCGGCGGAAAGAACGATGCAGACTTCGGAAATGCTGGCCGTAATATCTGCGTTGTGGGCTGCGATTGGTGTTGCTTTCGTCGTACGCCTCATTTGTAAGCAACTTATAACTTAAAGGAAAAATTATGAAAGCTCGATTTGTAGCCTTTTGGGGCGCTTTGATGATGTCGTTTTTCACTCTGTTTACTCCGGCACACGCAGAGGGCATGGGTGAAGCTGCGGTTAAGGCTGTCCAGGAAGCGGCGAAGGATGCTAACCCGGTTTATGTTGCGGTTATTGCGGCGTTGGCTGGTTTCTTCGTTGTCAAGTTAATTCGTAAAGCATTGTAAGAGGGGCGGGGGGAACCCCGCTTTTTTAATGATTGAATATAATTTGGCTATTTTAATAATTGCGACGTTTGTTGCAATTGCCTTTATGGTGATGTGGTATTGACGTTTTTATGATTCGTTGGCTTCTTTTCTCTTTTTTCTTTTTTATTTTTGTTTCAGAAGCTTCTGAAAATAATTTTAAGGGAAAGATTTATTACGTTTTTACTCCGGGTTATTGTGAATCTTTGACGCCAGAAGGTTCTTTCGCCTGTATTAAGAGGGAATATAGTTTTTTAGATTTTAAGATGTTGCCTTCTGAAAGTGAATCATGTGGTGGTTCTAAACCGGGTAGATATTGTTTATTGACTAGGAATAAAGGAACTGATGAACAATATACTCTTTCAGATTTTAATATGTGGATTGAATATAGAATTAAAACTTGTTATAAAGTTGAAAATATGTTGAATAATGGTGAAAGCGATGGCGTTGAGTTACCCGATAATTTACATGAATTGCATTTTTTGAGTGCTCCAAAAGGCGAAAGTGCTGAGAATTGGTATCCTGATGATTTTAATCAGTGTGAAAATAATTGTGTAGTAAGGTATAGAACTTATATTAGGTTTGATGGTTCGAAATTTTTAGTAGATGAGGAAGATGGAACATCAAGAAAAGGATTTCGTAAAACTCAAACAGGCGAATTTTGCGCGAAAGAAAAGGATGCACCTAAACCGGAAAAGCCTGAGAAACCTAAATGGGTTATATGTCCGTCTCATAAGGGATTTTATATAGAGGGGACTACACCTGTTGGTGATTGTGCTTTGTCACCACCTAAGCCGAAAGACCCTAAAGACCCCAAAGACCCCAAAGACCCTAAAGACCCTAAAGACCCTAAAGACCCCAAAGACCCCAAAGACCCCAAAGACCCCAAAGATCCCAAAGACCCCAAAGACCCCAAAGACCCCAAAGAGCCGTCGAAACCTGGTAATTCTGGTGGCGGCGGTGGCGGTGGCGGCGGTGGCGGCGGTGAAAAACCGAAGCCGCCTGAAAAACCTGATGGTAACGATGATAAGCCGAAACCGCCTGAAAAACCTGATAATGGTGGTGGAAATAAGCCGGGTGGCGGTGCAAAGCCGAAGCCGCCTGAAAAGCCTGATGGTAATGATGATAAGCCGAAACCGCCTGAAAAACCTGATAACGGTGGTGGAAATAAGCCGGGTGGTGGCGAAAAGCCGAAACCCCCTGAAAAACCCGACGGCGGTAGCGGAAATAAGCCTGGTGGTGGAAATAAGCCTGGTGGTGGAAATAAGCCTGGTGGTGGAAATAAGCCTGGTAAGCCTGATGGCAAAGATGATCAGAGTACAGACCCGAATGGTAAGCCTGATGGCAAAGGTAATGATGATAAAGGCGATGGAAAAGGATTCGTCGCTGGTGGTAATTGTCAGACTGGTAAGGCGCCGGATTGTAAGGGTGATGCTGTGCAGTGTTATATCGCGCGCGAGCAATGGCGGACGTCCTGCCTGGCTGAAGCGGGTAGAACCGAACTTGGCGGCAGGGGTGATTGTCAGACGGGGCGTAAACCTGTTTGTAAAGGCGATGCGACGACTTGTTACCAGATTGAGCTTCAGTTTGAACAGACTTGCGCGGCCGCGTCGTCTGGCGGCGAGGCAGAGGTTGATTATAACGGCGCGATAAAAGGTCTTGGCGGCGATGTTGGCGAGGGTGAAATAGCCGAATCGTCCGGACTTGGTAATGCGCCAACGTCGGATGATATTAAAAATAAGTTTGGAAAAGAGGTTGATGTATCAAGTTATGCGAATAAATTTGATGACCGGGGATTTTTGAATGGACATGCTTGTATGGCACCTCAAAAATATACGGTAAGAGGCATTAGTTTTACGATTGATTGGTCGATGATGTGTTTGTTTTTAAGTTACGTTGGTTATTTTGTCGTTGCGATTGGTTATTTTGTGGGATTTCGTATTGTTTCAGGGGGGTTTGACTGATGGCTTTACCTTTAGTTGGTCCGTTGTTGGGCGTTCTTCTGCGTGGTTTCTTGGTTAAGCTGCTTGGGGGGCTTGCGAAGGCTTTGCTTTATTTGTTGGCATTTATGGTATTTCGTTTGCTCGCTCTCATTGGTTTTAGTTATATCATTTATAAAGGATTTGATGTTTATGCGCAGGGGGTGTTGCAGAAAATAATTTCTCAATTTGGTCATTTACCAGAGTTTATTTTGCAAATGCTTTCTTTGGCACAGTTTGATGTTTTTCTTTCGATTATATTTAGCGCTTATGTTCTTAAGTTTTCGATTAAAGGCGCTTCTAAGATTACTATGTTAGGATAATTTAAATGATATTTTTGATTACGGGTAAGCCTGGTAGCTTTAAAACGCTCTCTACTATTGAGCGGGTGCAAAAGTATCAGCAAGACCAGGCAAAGCAGGGGCTTGTTAGAGATGTTTATACAAATATTGCTGGTATAAAAGTTGAAGGTTGGAAGACTTTAGATAACCCGCAAAAATGGTATGAGTTGCCTCATGGCGCAATTATTGTTGTGGATGAATGTCAGAAAGAGACGGCAGGATTTGGCGCAATGAGTGCGACAGCACGTCAGCCTGAAACTATTACCGAATTAGAAACGCATCGTCATCATGGCTTTGATTTGTTCTTAATTACTCAAGGCGTGCATCTTATAAATTCTAGGATTAAGCCTCTTGTCGATGAGCATTATCATTATTTGCGGAAATATGGTTGGGATAGGGCGCATCTCTATATATCTACCGGAATAATCCCATCAACAGAGCGCGAAGCGGTATTGCGTAAAGAATACGAGCATAAACTTTATCGTCCATCTAAGAAGACTTATGAGCTTTATGAATCTTCATCTTTACATACTGTTCAGCGTCGGATACCGCCTGCGGTTATGTATGGCGTTCCGGCAGTTTTGTTAATTGCGTGGTTGATTTGGCACGGTATTACATCGGTTAGAGATATGGGTGAGCGTGCTGGCGGAATGTCTCAGGAACAACCGTCGAATGTGGTTTCTTCGGCGGCGTCTTTTTCGCCGGGAAAGCGTTTGCCGGGGGTGGTGGCGATGTCAATGCCTCCGGCGGAAAGTTTGACCCAATGATTGCTTATATTCCTCGGATTGAGGCAATGCCTGAGACTGCACCAGCTTATGATGATTTGCGTAAACCAAAGGATTTTCCGCGTGCGCAATGTATGCACAGCGCAAAGCGTGGTTGTCAGTGTTACACGCAACAAGGTTCTTTGATGCGTGATTATCCGCGTGAGTTATGTATGGCGCGGGTGAGTGATGGGTATTTTGACCCTACTCGTACGCCGTCCAGCGGCGAGCGTGAAGCGCGCGGCGCGGGGGCGAGCGAGGTACGAGCGAGCGGACGCGCCAGCGCGCGGGATGCGGTGAGCAGGACGGCGGAAACATTTTGAAAATTTAACTTTACTTTTCCTATAACCCCGATTTACGGGGTTTTTTATTACTGATTCATGAAATTTTTATTTTTCAAGTTAATTTATTTTAATTTTTATTTCTTGATTAGTGGCTATTTTGTGGCTACAATATAGCCATTATTTAGCTACTTATTTAAGAGGTTGATTTGCAAACAGTAATACGTTGTAGGATTCCCGATGACCTTAAGGTTGTATTTTTGGCGCAATGTGAGAGTCAGGGATTAACAGCTAGTTTGGTGATGCGTAAATTGATTGAGCAATTTGTCCAGGATAATGCTCAATTAGATATTTTTAAGAGTAGAGGTAAAAAATGAACGTGAATTTTATTGCTTTGATGCCTTATATTAAGGATTTATTTGATTTACGTGAATCATTATTTTTTTCTGATGAAGAGCCTGATAATTATCAGGAATTGAAAGAAAAATATGATTTTATTTCTCAAATTGTTGTATCTAAAGTTTTGGAAGTTTACGGTGGTGAAAAATGAACTTATCCGAAGAAAAATTGATAATGGAAATTCGGGAATCTCAAGCGAGAATTGTAAAAATGATGGCTGAGGTTGAAAAAATATCTGTTGAAATAAGACGTGAACAGCGAAGTACAACAAAAATATTGATGGAAACTTTTTTCTATCCATTCGTTGCCGGGACTGCTTTTCTTGGCGCTTTGTTGGCGCTGCTTAAAGTGTTTTAGTGATGGTTTTTCGAG